AAAATTAATAAAAAAGAAAAACAAGAAAAGATAATACCAGATGATTTATTACACTTACAAACTCTTATAGATGACTTCTGGAAGGTTAAGAAGGGTAGTAAATCAATACAGGCTTGGAAACAACAGATAACAGAATACAGAAAATTTATAGAAAAGTATGGTGAAAAGATATTAAGAGATCAGTTAGAGGCTGGTATCCTTGCAGGTACTTGGAAGGGCTGCACAATAAAAAATTATGAGTCTATAAGAAAAATAAATAATCCATTTGTTGAAGAAGAAAAAGTGCATCCCAATCAAAAGGTTGTACAGTTTGATGAAATGGGGAACTTAATCTAATGGATAGTTTATTTGGTGGTGGTGCAAAAAAAACACTACGCATGATGGTCAAAAAAGGTCTTATTACAGTAGAAGATTTAGATACACCTCCTTCTGGTTGGTTTATAGCTATGGGTTATGACAGGGAAAATAAAACAGGAAAATGGAAACGTATTTTACGTACAAAATGTGGTGCAACTCCGTCACTTCCTGTACACAAATTGCCAAAATATAGAAATAGTCTTACAGGTAAAATAACTTTTGATCCTGTTGAATATGAAAAGCAAAATTAAAGATATTTTAATACAAGATCCCTTTGTAGAGTTTTATCCAGAACCACATAAGTACTACGACTTAAAACGTAAATGTTATGTAGCTAGATCTGTTAGTGATGTAGTAAAAACAAGTGATTTTGTTAGTAAAAATATGGAACAGGCTGCAATACGTGGTACAGCAATACATGAAGCTGCACAGATATGGTGTGAAACAAGAGATAAGACACTAGCATTAGCGTATGCAAAAGAATATAGACAATGGGTAGAACATTTAATTAATTATCGTATGTGGGATACATGGGATTGTGTTGCTAATGAATTACGTATGGTTGATAGAAAAAGAGATATAGCAGGTAGTTTAGATGCAGTATTACAACATAAGGAAACAGGTGTTTTATGCCTGGCTGATTTCAAAACTCAAATTAAATACAGAAAAAAAAACCATAGGCTTCAGATAGGTGGTTATGTATCGCTTTTAAATCAAAATTATCCTTCTGTAACCTTGTTTACCTGTAGAGTAATTTATATAACACCAGATGGAATAAAAACCCAAGAATATAACCCTGCTGAATGTATGTTTGATTATGAACAGGCAAGAAGTTTATATTTTAAGAAAACTACTTAATTTTATGTGTATGCGGTATAACCTGGTTTGGTTTAGGTTCTAAATAAACATCTGCACAGACATTATAAAAGGGGCTATCTTCTGTAACACGTATACCATTAGCTAGTAAAGATCCACATTCACGTATTCTTGCTATCTGCCAATCTAATCTTTTGTTCTCTAATATCTGTTGCTGTAGTTTGACTTGTGTAGTAGCAGCTTTTTCACAAGAAGATTGTAATGTGCGATCTAACGGAATAGTAAAGTTAAGACTAAATCCTGTATTAACTGCATAGCTATCTTTATTTGTACCGCTATAGTTTTGTTGATAGAAAAGAATATCACCAGGGTTATCAGGTACACCATCATCATTTGCATCTGTAGGATCATAAAAAGGTGTTTCGTAGTAGTCTCTATAAGGTTTTCTATAGTTAGCACCAAAGGTAACAAATGGGCTAAATGATAAAGTTGCACCTTGACATACAATATTATTTCCAAATTGCTGAGTAGTCATATTGCCATTTATTGATTGTATAGCCATATTTGTAACGGAACCATTATTTGATTGTGAAACAGCATTAGCAAATGCTTCTACAGGTATTATTCCTATTGTGAGAATACAGAAGTAGTAGTAACAACGCTTTCTGATTCTATTGATCTGTTTATTACTGTTATGTTTTGAAGGCCTGGTGCCTTGTATGTTTCTGTAAATTGAAACGCATTTCCTTCTGATACTGTCCAGTTTGGTTTGTTGTTTAGATTTAATCCTGTCCATGTATATACAGTTCCGTTTACAGTTTCATTAATATTTGTTGGCTGTGGTGTAATGCTGTCACCATCCATAGAAACACCAACCCCTGTAACTGTATATTCATAACCTGTAGAAAAATCCGTAGAGGTAATAATTTCTTGAATTGAGGTAGTTGAATTAGTAGTTGAACTAGTTGTGCCTGTAACAAAATTTGGGGTAATAGGCTGTGATTTAACAGGTATGGCATATAAAAACAGTAGCAGTATTAATTTTTTCATTCATTATTTTGTAGTTACCTCAGTTACAAATTGTCCTGTTGTTATAGAACCTGCCCCACCTGGATCTAAGTCTGTTATTGTATGATCTGCTTTCATAGTTACATCAAATCCAGTACCGACACCAGCAGCAGTAGATGTAACACTACCAAAATTATTAACTTCACCAACTTCTAAATCACCAGATTGCAACGTATCAGGTAATATTAATGATTCTGTTAATGACCAGTTTGTTGCATTTGAATTTATAGAATATTGACCTGCATCAAAGGTTACTGCATTAGTTGTTGAGTTAACGCTAAAACCACCTAACTTATCTCCTGAGTTTGATGTACCAACATTAGTACCAGATGCACTATATGAACCACCTAATCTTTCTACCTGTGTACCTGCTGCATTTACCTGTATTGATACAGATGTTGTTAGCTTGCTACTTACATCACAATAGGCAGGTGTAGAAAATAAAAAAATAAAAGGTAGTAGTTTTTTCATGCTTTTGATTTGGGGTCTACTTCAGTTGCACCAATTATTTTTATAGGTGTTTCTACCCTTATAGTTTGGTATGGATTGTCACTTTGTGCAAGTTCTTTAGATTTATCTGCTTTTTCATCTTTTTTCTTTTTACCTACATCTACAGAAAATGTTGCTAAACAACCTGTAAACACTGAAGCTATAAATGTTATATCTTTAGGTGAATTATCTTTTGCCATGCCTGGTATTGTTATGTAATTAAGGCTGATAATAAAACCAGCCCAGACCATTACACCTAACCTGATAAAAGTTCCTAATATCTCTAATTGTTCTTCTTTATCGTCAAACTTTTCTTTTATTTTTTGTAGAGGATTCTTAGATTTTTGCTCTGACATAGGTTTTTAATCTATAATAGCTGTAGATCAAGGTTAAGAAAAGTGATAGAAGTAGTAGCAGCAGTAGGTGGGGCAATGTTAACAGCCTGTTTTGTATCTGTAGGTTCTGTATCTTATAGAGGTAGACAATCAAGGGATGACTTAGTAAGAAATACAACGGCAATAGAATTATTAACAACAAAAATAGATGATATGCATGACGATATGAAAGAGGTATTTCACAGATTGAAAGAAGTAGAACTGGCTGTTGCAGAAATAAAGCCTAGAAGGTAAAAAAGGCCATCTACCACTGCGGGGATCTAATCCAGATGACCTATTTCAATTTAACGCTTAGAATATGTTTGTAAAGCAAAACAAAGCTATGTACAAAATTTTAAAGCCTATACTACTACGCTTCCTAACTTCTACAGGTTGTAAAAGATTAATTGTAGATTTATTAAGGTCGATATGTAAGCAAACAACAAATACCTTAGATGATAAGGCTGTTGATATGTTAGAACAGCAGTTGTTTCCTAAATTAAATTAGACAATAAAAAACCCCTTAGTAGGGGCTGTAAAATAGTTTGTCGGGAGGTGTACCAAGTCCGATAACTTGCCCTGTCTTTCCTATGGTAGGTATTCTATAACTTTCAAGTTAGGGTATCTCACAAACCTAACTATCAGGCTTCCCGACTATTTGTTTATTACTTTGTTACCTCCTTATAAAATTGTATTTCTTTTGTGTAATTATCTTTTAACCATTCATGTAAAGCAACAGATACTATTTGTGAAAGCGTAGTATTGTGTATAGCTTTTAGTTGTTTTACAGCAACATAATCTAATTCAGATAATGGGGTAACAGTAATTCTTATATCATTATCCATGTTTATGGCTCCTTAGAATATTTACCTTTTTCTATAAGCCAATCAAATTTATTTATATCTGATTTACAGTTTTGGCATCTTTTTACTGTCCAAGATAAATGTCCTGTA